TTTCCCATTTTGTCATTTTTTCAAAATTCGTTTTCATAATGTTTGTTTTTTTTGGTTTGTTTTACAATGTTAAATTAAATGTTAGTAACTTTCCAAAAAAAAATATATTATTTATATAAACGGTAAATAAAAATGATAAACGGTTAATTACATAAATGAATACTTGCCTTGTGCAACATTGTCAAGCATATTTAAACAAACATATCTAATAGCATCTATACTATGGTTCATATAATCAACAGGTTTATTCTCTAGCTTTCCGTCTTTATTTTGCACCCATTTATAGCTATTAAACTCATTTTTTATATTGTGACTTCTTTGAGTTACGTTAATTTTATATTTTTTTAGAGTATTAATTGACTGCCTTATACTATCAGGACCTTTTTTTGCAGGTTCAACATTCCACCCATATTGGCTTAATTCAGCTATACTTTTGGGTTCGGCACTATCTGCTATTATCCTGCCTGATATGTTTAAATCCCTTAGTAATAGGTTTATATCCGAGTTTAAAAGCCTTTTAGAGTATATTAGCTCATCTATTACAAGCTCTCCTGATTGGTTGTAAACAGCTACTAAAGCAGTAGGGTCATTGGTAAACCCAAAATCTAACCCATATCCTATTAGCTTTGCATCTAGGCTTACGCTAGGGATAACATTATAATCCCTGAATATAACCCCTTCGAGTTTTCCTGTTAGCCCTCTGGCATAAACTTTCCACAGCTCCATATCTTCGATAGCTTCAATCTTATTGTGTATGGCTTCATCTAGGAATGTATTATGCCTATGGTCGGATATGATTAAGGATACATTCTTTTTGCCTATCAGGTCGTTATGCACCCAAAATTCTGTATTAGGGTTGTAGTCAATGTAGCATTTCTTTTTGGTACGAATATATAACTCATCCCAAACAGGCTTAGGAACGCCATTAGCCTCGTTTAAGAACAAATAGTCACGCTTTCCTGACTTGGCATCTTGCCAGTCGTCATAGCTCTTAAATTCGATTATAGAGCCATTTATGAAAGTATATATCCTATCCGACTTGTTATACTCTAAAATAAAAGACTTTAGCACCTCACTTGCTTCAATAATGGTTTGAGCATCTCGAATAGCACCTACCTTCAAATTAGGTATATCTTGTCCGACTACTGTAATAACTTGGTTGTCCTGCTCTATTGCATGTAAAAATAAACATTGTATTATTGAATATGTTTTACCAGATGATGTTCCACCTTGGTTAATTACAATATCTGTTTTAGATTCATAGTTAGCCTTAAAAACATCTGTTGTATTAAATATCCTATTTATTGATATCGACATCTGTTTCTCTATTTGCTAAAGGTATTGTACTTGATGTAACTTCTACTTGTATTTTTCCTTGTAATTCTGTTCTATTATTTGTGTCTATTTGCTCTTTTGGTTTACCATATACTCTTGACAATAAGGTTTCAATACTATATAGACTTCCTTTTTTAAGTGAAGTTCGCATAGCATTAGCTAGTGTTTTTTCAAGTATTGTTCCGTTTTTATCATCTAGTATTTCGCTTAACTGTGTTAAGTCCATAGCCATCATTGATTGTATAGTATCGTTTATCTCTGACAGTTTATATCCACTATCCTTTAAAATAGTAGCATATTTTTTAGGTCTTCCATTAGGGTTACCTGTTTGACCTTTTACAAATGGTATTAAATTTTTATTCATCTTTTGGTTTATTAAAATGAGCCATAAATTCCTTTGTTGAAGCAGTATCTAATTGACCTTTTCTTTTAAGAAGTGATAATAAATGCTCAGGGTCTAGTCTTTTAAACTCTCTTTCCTTTTTAACTTTTCTAATTCTATTAACTTCTTCATTAACAGTTTCGCACTTCCACATTTGCTCTAAAGAATAATATACAATAGTATAACGATAAGCTTCATCATTATCCTTTTCAAAATTACTTACACCATGTAAAATACTTTGACCATCAAATACTGCTAAAGTATTATCATCAATTTCTAATTTAATATTATATTCAGGAAATACTAGTCTCCCTCCTTTTATACCACGTTTAAATGCTACCATATTTGATAGCACTCCTTTAAAGTTACCTGCATCGTGGTGGTATTTTAATGGATTATCTTTATTAACAATTCCACTTGTGAATGGAGTACCTTGTATCGTCCATTGGTCTAATATTTTTTCTTTTACAATATCCTCATGTATTTTAAATATTTCTGGGAAGTATTCCTTATAATATTTTGTTAAGTTTTTAGCATATTCAGTTATAAAATAGTGCTGCTTTGGGAAATTGTTAATCATACTTGTTGAACTGCAAAAGTCCTGCCTCATAGCTAATTTTGGTTTATAGCCAAAAATTGCAGACTGACTTTTTAATCCACGTGAGCGTACCCCTGTTGAGTATTTAATGCTTTTTACTGCCCACCTTAAAGCATCAGTATCATTTGTTAGCTTAACATATAAAATACGTGGAATGCCATTCTCTGTAATTAAGCAGTCATAATTAATTAGATTCTCGGCATCAGAGTCCAATGCAGTTCTTTTTTTAAATGTTGATAAATCTAACTTTGCAGGAACAATTTCTATTATTTTCATATTTTCTTTGATTTATATTTAGCATGTGTTAGTTTAGGTTCATAATACCAAGTTCTATCAAGTTTAACAATCACATCTATTGTAGGGTCTATCTCTTTGAATACATCTATTTCTTTTATTGCTTGTTCCTTTCGGTCAAAACACTGATGACCACCATCACCAGAGCCAACAGGCTTACAATCAATCATATGCCTAGAACAAAATAATGTAAACTCGTTATTATTTATTATTTGAAAAAACTGCCAAAAATCTTCAAAGGTATTAATTCCAATCTGTGGTCTAAATTTATCTGTTTTAATTATGTAACAAGTTTGTACCCTTTTGTTTATATGAGTAAAAAGGCTTTTACTTTTAGCATAAAATTCAAACGAATAAGGAAAAGTAATAGCAGATAAGTTTGGATATTTTTCTAATTGTTCCAATATTTGTGGCATATCTTTAAATACATCTCCAAATTTTCTTAGGTCATCATCAATCTTAAATATTGCATCATATCCATTATCCTGTGCATATTGTTTTATATAGCATAAAGAATATGATATACCTCTGTTTGACTCTGGAAGTTTAACCTTTGTATGATAATTGTATTGGTCATAGTCCTCAGCCTCTAAAAATAAAGCAGAGTCATATTGAATCCCTACTAATATTTTTTTAGTGTATTTATCAAATGTTTCTGCTCTTTTTTTAGAAGGTACTGCTATTAAAATTTTCATTTTGTTTCATATTTTTCAAGCAATAATAAGAGAACTTGACTATTATCCTGAAGGTCGTTTGCCTTTGCAATGGTATCTAACCTATTCATTGTCTTTTCAAAATACTCGTTCTCAAAATATAAAACTATTTGCTTAATATTATTATTCAGGTATCTATCTAAAGCATTACCTAGTAAGTCTTTATCAATCTCAGGCTCACTATTGTCCTCAATATTAAAGTTAGGGATATCTAATCCCCATTCTTTTAGGTCTAATATATCCCAATTATTTGCTAATTCATCCCAGTCCCATTCTCCATATCCTACATTATCTTTTATAGTAAATTCTCTCTGTTGTTCTTCTGTTAATTCAGAAGCTATAATAATTGGAACTTCTTTTAAACCTGTTTCCTTACAAGCTTTTAGTCTCATATTACCACCTAATACGACCATATCTTTATTAACAATAATAGGTCTTAACTTTAGCATCTCTGGAAAATCATTAATGCTTTGTACTAATTGTTTAAACTTAGCATCTTTAATTACTCTAGGGTTTGTAGGATTAGGTTTAATTTCACCAATCTTTACAATTTTAATAGTTTCCTTCATTTAATTTTTGTTTATGTTTTTTTTTTAAAAATTCCATATGTGTTTTAGTATCTCCCATAACAGTATGACAATATCTGCATAATGCCATTAGGTTTTCTATTGTATCCCCTTTCTTAGTTCCTCCCATTCCTCTAGCTTTTATATGGTGAATGTCTACTGCTCTTGCTCCACATACTTCGCAAGGAAAAAATTCT